GTATTCCATTGAATACTGATTCAACATTAAATGGTCAAACTATATTTTTAGCAGAGCGTGTTGCTGAATTAATAAAAGAAAATATTATAACTGATAGAACTGTATTAGATGTTATAGCATTTACTAATTTAGCTGAATCAATTGATTGGAAAGATAAAGAATATTTTGAAGATTATGCTAGAGTATTTGTAGGTCAATATGATTATATTTTCTATATTTCTCCTGAGGGTACTGTTATGGAAGATAATGGTGTTAGAGAAACTGATTTAGAATATAGAGAAGAAATTGATAGAGCTATTATTCAAGCAATGAACACTTATGGACATAGATGTGAAAATGTACATATGTTAAAGGGTTCAACACCTGAGCGAATTGAGCAGATGTTGGGAGTAATTCAATTTTAAATATTTATAATAAAATATATATCATGCAAGATAATTTTAGTATTCGTAACTGGAAAAATACAGTACTACATGAAGATGCTTTTAGTGAAGGCACTGGTGAATTAGATGTTTATGGGTATAGAACCCAACATTTTGATATGTGCCCAGCTGCTACAATTTTATTTAAAGATATAATAGCGGGTCAATATACAGATGGTGTACCTTCTGTTAAAGAAGAAACAGAAATTATAGGTCTTGCTAAATTACATGATGCTTTATTTGGTTTAGAAAAAGAAGCATTAGAAGCAGGAGAAAAATATACTGATAAAAGTGTTTTAGATCAAGCTGAAAGACTTGAAAATTTGATATATGAAATAGCTTCTAAATTAGGTTTAGAAGATGAAGTAAAAGAATATATTCCTAACCATATTGATAGGATAGCTAATGTTGTAGGTAACCCTGAAGATGCACTTGGTGAACAAGACGAACTAGAAGCAGACGATATTGAACTTGAAATCCCAGGTGATGAAAGCACAGCTACTGTAGATAAAGCTATGCAAGCTAAAGCCTCTAAACAAGATAAAATCATTCAAGATTTTAAACGACTTCAAGATCAAATGAAAACACATCTTGAGTTGTATAAAACATCTGAATCAGAAGAAAATAAAAAAACAGCATTGCAAATGCTAAAAAATCTTACACCTGAATTTCAGACAGCTAAGAAAAAATACGAAAAACTAAAAGGCGTTAAGCTTTGAATCGAATAAATACGATTATAATATGCATAACAGCTCTGGCTATATTTTTTATATTAAAACAAAAAAATACCCCAGATGTTGATATATCACAGTACGAGACTGAGATTAACCTGTTGCAAATTCAATTAAATGAATTACAAGAGGCTAACGATAGTTTAGCTGCGATAGAGAAAGAGTTAGAAAGCAAAATTGCTTCTTACGATGTTACGATTAAAAATTTAAAAGGTCAAATAAATGTTATTAAACGTGAAACAAAAGCTAAACTTGATTCTGTTGATAAGTTTGGTGATGATGAGCTGGAAAGGTTTTTCGCAGAACGATACCGTCAGCTCTACGATTCAATTAAAAAAGCCAATAGCGAAACTGGTAATTAAAGATCTAATCCAGTTTGATGGCTTATCTAAGGAAATGCAGGCAATGCAAGAAATCCTTAATGAGACTAATAGTAAATTAAATACCCAAGGCGAATTGGTTGCTAATTTAAAAACACAAGTATTAAATTACCAATCCCAAATGGAGAAACAAGGAAACCAATTAAAATCTCAAAAGAACGCTACTCAATCTCTACAAAAAGCCTTAAAAAAAGAAAGGCGTAAAACTAAACTGTATCAAATAGGTTCTGCAATTGGAGGTGGAGCCGTACTTTTACTATTGATACAAAACTAGATGGCTGAAAATTTAAAAAGTATAATAAAAAGCGAGTTTATAAAGTGCGCCCAAGATCCGGTGTATTTTATGAAAAAGTATTATACTATTCAGCACCCACAAAAAGGTAGAATAAAATTTAACTTATATCCTTTCCAAGAAAAAGTCCTCAAGCATATGCACAATGAGGATTATATTATTATAAATAAATCACGCCAATTAGGTATATCTACTTTATGTTCTGCATTTGCCTTATGGATGATGTTATTTCAAAAAGATAAAAACGTGCTGTGTATCGCTACAAAGCAGGAAACAGCTAAAAACATGGTAACAAAGGTACGCTTTGCCTACGATAATTTACCACAATGGTTGAGGATTAAAACAGTCGAACACAACAAACTATCGCTACGCCTAGCAAATGGTTCACAAATTAAAGCAACATCCGCAAGTTCAGATGCTGGTCGATCAGAAGCAGTATCTTTGCTACTAATTGATGAGGCAGCTTTTATTGATGGAATTGATGAAATATTTGCCTCAGCTCAACAAACACTAGCCACTGGGGGTGGGTGTATCGCATTATCTACCCCATATGGTACTGGAAATTGGTTCCATTCTACATGGGTTAAAGCAGAAGCAAGAGAAAACACATTCTTACCAATCAGGTTACCATGGACTGTACATCCAGAGCGTAGCCAACCTTGGAGAGACGAGCAAGACGTTATATTAGGGCCTAGAATGGCAGCACAAGAATGTGATTGCGATTTTAGCACCTCAGGGGATACCGTAGTAGAACCAGATATACTGAACTTTTACGAAAAAACATACATTCAAGAACCTGTTGAACGTAGGGGAATGGATGGTAACTTTTGGGTGTGGCAAATAGCAGACTATTCAAGAGACTATATGGTAGTAGCTGACGTTGCCCGTGGAGATGGAAACGATTATTCAGCATTCCACGTATTTGATATAGAGGAAGCAACTCAAGTAGCAGAATTTAAAGCACAAATATCAACTAAAGACTATGGCAATATGTTATTTGCCGTAGCTACAGAATATAACGATGCTCTACTAGTAGTAGAAAACGCTAATATAGGGTGGGCTGTAATACAGCAATTAATAGATAGAGGGTATAGAAATTTATATTACTCACCTAAAATGGATGTGTCAATGACTAACGCTGACCAATATCTTTCCCGATATGAAAATGGACAAGGTATGGTTCCTGGATTTACTACATCCTTAAAGACAAGACCACTTGTAGTATCCAAATTAGTTTCGTATCTTCATGAAAAATCTGTAACAGTTCGTTCTAAACGATTGTTAGAGGAATTAAGAACATTTATTTGGAAACATGGTAAAGCACAAGCACTATCAGGATATAACGATGATTTAACTATGGCCTTTGGTATATCAATGTTTTTAAGAGATACAGCACTACACTTTAGACAACAAGGTGTAGATATGGTTCGTGCAACATTAGGAGGAATACATTCTACTAATCACGAAGCTCCTAGAATTTATAGTGGAAACCCACAAATAAAAAATCCTTATGAAATGGATAATCCATATGGAGGTAAAGAGGACATCTCCTGGTTGTTAGGGTAGTTAATATTTATATACATATACAAAAGAAATGGCAGATACTTCATTATTTGGTAGATTAAGGAGATTATTCTCTACGGATGTAGTAATCCGAAATGTAGGAGGAAATCAACTTAAAGTAATCGATTCTAACCAAATACAATCTTTAGGACAGCTACAAACCAATTCATTATACGACCGATTCAACAAGCTATATAGCACAGTTGGTGGTCTAAATTTTACAAACCAACAACAAGTTAATTTTCCATCTACCCGTATTCAGCTATATACTGACTATGAGGCGATGGATACAGATTCAATTGTTGCTTCTGCCTTAGATATTGTATCAGATGAATCTTGTTTGCGAAATGATATGGGCGAGGTACTACAAATTCGCTCTGCAGATGAGACTGTACAAAAAATATTATATAACCTATTTTACGATGTTTTAAATATCGAGTTTAACCTATGGTCTTGGACTCGTAACATGTTAAAATATGGTGATTTTTATCTTAAATTAGAAATATCTGAAAAATTTGGTGTGTACAATGTTGTACCGTTTTCTTCTTATACTATTATTAGAGTAGAAGGTAGCGACCCTCAAAACCCATCAGATGTAAAATTCAAATATGATCCTAGCTATTCAGTATCTGAAAACCCACTAGGATTCCAACAAATATCACCCTCAATGGGTGTAAATACAGGCGAAGAAGTATTTTTCGATAATTACGAGATGGCTCACTTCCGCCTACTTTCAGACTTTAACTATCTACCTTACGGAAGATCATACCTTGAACCGGGTAGAAAAGTATGGAAACAAATGACATTGATGGAAGATGCAATGTTAATCCACCGTATTGTAAGAGCGCCTGAAAAACGTACTTTCTTCGTGAATGTCGGTAATATTCCACCAAATGAGGTAGAGACTTACATGCAAAGAATGATCAACAAAATGAAGAAAACACCTTATGTTGATCCAAATACAGGTGATTACAATTTAAAATTCAATATGCAAAACATCCTAGAGGATTTCTATATTCCTGTTAGAGGTGGAGATGCAACTACAAGAATCGAGACCACAAAAGGTCTAGATTACGCTGCTATTGAAGACGTTACATATCTAAGAGACAAATTATTCTCAGCACTTAAAGTACCGAAAGCCTATTTAGGATATGAAGGTGATTTAGAGGGTAAAGCAACATTAGCTGCTGAGGACATTAGATTTGCTCGTACAGTAGAACGTATTCAAAAGATATTAATATCTGAGTTAACTAAAATTGCTTTAGTACACTTATATGCTCAGGGGTATGATGGAGCTTCATTAACAAACTTCGAATTACAATTAACTACTCCTTCTATCATTTATGATCAAGAAAGAATAGCGTTATTGAAAGAAAAAGTTGACTTAGCTGCACAAATGTTAGAAACTAAATTAGTTCCTTCTGATTGGATTTATGATAACATTTTCCACTTTAGTGAAGATCAATATCAAGAATATAGAGATCTAATTATTGAAGATCAAAAACGTTCATTTAGAAGAAACCAAATATCTGAGGAAGGAAACGATCCTGCAGAATCAGGTGAAGCATATGGTACACCACACGCACTAGCCTCATTATACGGAGCAGGTAGATACCCAGGAAGTAAAGGAGTGCCACAAGGATACGATGTAAACGATTCTGAATATCCAGATGATGCACTTGGTCGCCCAGGAGAAAATGCTTCAAACTATAATACCCAAGACAGTAATTTAGGTAGAGATACCTTAGGTAAAGACAGAATGAAAGGTAGAATGGGAGATGAAGAAAGACCTGGACTATCTAATACTGGCTTAACAATTGAAAATTTAAACACTAAAGCTATATTCGCTAAAAACGAAAAAAGTCTAAAATTAATGTTTCCTAAACAAAAAGTATCACTTTTTGAAGGTGAAAAATTATTAGATGAAGACCAAATTCGTGAAGAAGTTGAATAGCTTTAATATTTATTGATAGTAGCGCACTACTTATGAAAATAAAACATAACAAGTACAAGAATACTGGAATTCTGTTTGAACTGTTAGTAAGAAAAATTACTGCAGATACTCTATCAAGCGGCAATTCTAAAGCGGCCTCGCTAGTAAAAAAATATTTTACTAAAAGCGAGCTAGCTAATGAAAATAAACTCTATCAGACTATTAATAATTCAATCTCTTTATCGGAAGGTAAAGCAGAGGCTGTATTATCTACAGTACTTGAACTATCTAAAAAATTAGATAGAGATAGATTAGCAAAAGAAAAATACAATTTAATTAAAGAAATTAAAGAAAATTTTGATTTAAATGACTTCTTTCAAGCTAAAATTAAAAATTATAAGCTACTAGCTTCTACTTATGTTCTGTTTGAATCATCAAACAACAAAGGTTTCGGAAACCCCGAATCAATTATTACCTCAAAAATTACCATTTTAGAACACATCACATCTACTCCAGATTCTAAAATGTCTTTATCTCCATTAGTAGAAGAACTAATGGCCTTAGATAAAGGTACACGTGCGCTTACCTACAAAATCATGCTCGAAAAATACAATACAAAATTTGACGGGCTATCTAAAGAACAAAAAGAAGTATTAAAAGAATACATAAATAGTGCTACGGATGCTCCTAAGCTTAAAGAATTTTTGAATTCTAAGTTCAAGAGTATATCTACTACGCTGAAAGAAAACGTAGATAAAATAGAGGAGCCGGCACTAAAAATTAAAATCCAAGAAGTTATAAATTTAATTGAACCTATTCTAGAGACTAGAAAGTTAAAAGACGATCATTTAGTTGCGCTACTACAATATCTCGATCTTTCTAATGAAATAGTGACAGTATGAAATTAAAAGTAACAGGATTAAAACGTGAGATGAGCACCACTGGTACTGGTGCTTCTTTTACACCTGGTACAGGTGCACAATATGCTTCCCCAAAAGCATTTAAAAAGAAAACCGATGAAATTGGTGAACCTTTCGAAATTCCTAATCCTTCAATTCCTAATAGAAAGTCTAAATTCATCGACTACAAACAGCTATTTGAAGACGCGATTGATGAGCTCTCTGAAAAAAAACAATTCAACCCCGTAACAGACTTAACTAATAGTCAAGCTGATGCTGGTCTAAACACGGGATATGATATGGATACTCAAGATGCCGCTGATGTCTTAGAAGTAGAAGTAGGAGATACTAAAACAGAAAAAGGAGTAAAATACACTGTATCAGATGTTGACCCTGTAACGGGTCAAATATCATGGGATATAGAATATGTACCTGCATTCGATTCTGTATATAAAGAATTTGACGATTTACGTAAAGTAATTGCTAAATTAGATCAAAAAACAGACGATGCTGTAGTAGACGATATTGCTGCTAAAATTAAAGCAGAATTTAACAGATATCGTACCCACATCAGAAAAAACTATCCTGAGGCTTACAAGAAATTCACTATAAATGAAGCCCGTTATAGCCAATTTAAAAGAGAATCACAATTCCGTACACCTACACAACAATTACATATTGCTGTACGTGAAATAAGACGTAAAATAGACGAAATGTCTAAAGTTGTATCATTTACAGAAAGAATGCGTACTGAATTGAAAGCAAGTAATGAGGGTATGACATATCTAAATCGTACTCGTGAAGCCATTTCTAAAATAAACGAAAAATTACAAGAATTAAATAACAGAATTAAAGGTTTAACTGAATAATGGCAAAAGGTTTAACTTTAGGTAACTATTTTAAGAAACCTAAAACAAGACGTCCAGGTGTACACGCTAAAAGCAAAACATCAAAAATAAAAAGTAGTAAAAATTACGTTAAGACCTACAGAGGTCAAGGTAAATAAATATTTATATACATGACAACACAAGACTTATATACCAAACTGGTAGCTGGCGAGATTACAGAACAAAAGTTCTTGTATGAAGTGCGTCGTGACGCTAGATTGCCCTGGATTACCTCATCTAACAATTTTACAGATACTGTACAAATTCTTAAAAATAAAAATGTAATATCTGAAAAACAAGCAAAAGAATCTACAGGGAAACAAGAAGTAGATATTATTGCTAAAACTATTGATATGGTTAATCCATATGAATATGCTAGAGGTATGGATATGGAACTAGATGTTGAAAACGAAGCCGTAGGTAATTCTGATATTACAGAAGACGACGTTTTAAAAGCCCAAAAGAAAGTACTTAAAAATCTTACCAAAGACCCTAACTATTACTCTAAAAAGAGAATAGCATCTATGGGTGATAGCGAATACGAAGTAGAAGTAAACGCAAAATCTATTGCTGCTTTAGAAAAGCAAAAAGGCAAAATTATCCGCGAACACGGAGAAGAATACGATAGAGTAGCTGATGTAAACGCTGATTCAACTCCACTAGAAGAAGATAGTGTTGAAGAACTAGGTAGAACTAGAGATGCTATCTACGAAAAATATGCTAAAAAATATGGTGTTGATGTAGATGAACTTAAAGATAAAGTTGAAGCACGTAGATTAGAAGCAATTGAAGTTGAAGACGAAGATACAGCTATAGCTGTTCAAAAGAAATCTCCTGACTCTGATGTTCGTATAGTAAAAAAGTAAGATGGCTCAAAAACTATTAATAGAATATTCCGTATTTACACCTAAAAATACCCAAATTACAGAGGGTATTTCTGGGAATAAAAATATGATGGTTGAAGGTGTTGTTCAGCGTGCTGAAGAATTTAACCATAACGGAAGACGCTATCCATTTGATATACTAAAAAGAGAAGTAGACAAATATATAGGTGGCCCTATTGCTGAAAATAGAGCACTAGGTGAATTAGATCACCCAGAATCATCTGTTATTAAC